ATATTCTCCGCCAGGGTGGCGCTGCCGATGTAATCGCACTTTGCCTCATGCATTTCGCTGGCCACGTCGGCGAACGACAGAGGATGCCAGTCCTCGTTAAGGTATTCATGTGCGATGTAGCGGTCATCCAGCCCGCCGAGGTCAGCCAGCCATTTCTCCAGCTGCGGGTGCGCCGGGAAGAATAATGCCCCCGCATCTTTCAGCCGGTTGACGACCTCCAGCGCGCCAGACACGGCGAGGTCGGTTCGCTCCGGGCTGGCCAAGGTCAGCATCCGCATGAGCCGCCGCAGCGGCACCATGGCGGCCCAGCCGGCGGTGACATTGTAACTCAGATACACCAGGCCGCCCGGTTTCAGACGCTTGGCCACGGTGCCAAGCAGGTGCCGTCGGTTCTTCTGCGAGATCCAACTCAACACGCCATGCGCGACGATGAAGTCGAAGTCCGGCAAATCCAGACGCGCCAGCTCCGCGAATGACGTCTCGACAAACCGCACGTTGCGCAGGCCCGCCTGATCCGCCAGTCGCCTGGCGAACTCGATGTGTGCTGGATTGAAGTCAAATCCCCAGACAACGGCTTGCGGGCAGGTCGCGGCGACCACCAGGGTCGTGAACCCATTGCCGCAGCCGAGGTCGGCATAGCTGAACGGCTGGGCCAGATCGGGCGCGCGGTGGCCAAGCACCAGGCTGGCCGTCGTCAGCCAGGCCGGAGTGATTTCGCGATAGAAACTGCTGACATAGGCCACGTCGGTGACGTAGCCCTCGTCCCACTTGGCCATCTCCAGTTTATACAGGAGGAAAACCATGAGTGACCAACCCCCACCCGAAGAGCAGGAAACCCCCTCCGGCGCATTCGGCAAGCTGAACGTCAACGATGAGCTCGTTGAGATTATTCGCCACCCGTCCAACCAACATCTCGACGAGAAACAACAGGACCAGTCGGAGCCGCCGCCCGCATGATGCAGGCAGAGTTGGAGGCCGAGGTCTGGCGCAACGTCGGTGAAATCCGTTATCTCGGGCGGCCGCTGATCGAACAGGGCAGTGTTGTGGTGCTATTCGGCCCCGGCGAGCACGAACTCGTTGGTGGCGGGATAAAGTTCGTCACCGACGGCACCCCGGAGCTCGACCTGATCGTCTACCACTATTCGGACAAGCGGCTGTTTGACGTGCACGTGACACGCATCGGCAAGACGCCGTTCTATTCCGCCCTCGAACAGCGGCCCATTCCCGATGCAGACGACGAAGTGCTGCCGCCGCGGATATTCGTCGATGACGATGCGTTCATCGATATCTACCGCTCCAACCTGCCGCTGACAGCGCAGCATTACGCGGTCTACGCCGAGGTCTGCCGCGAGCTGCAGCCGAAGAGCATCCTGGAGATCGGGGTGCGCGCGGGTTATTCCGCTTGGACTATGCTCTCGGCGGTGCCCGATGCGACCTATATTGGGCTCGATGCCGATAACGGGACGAATGGCGGCGTCGCCGGCTATTTTGAGCATGCGGAAGCAATGCTGCGGCGCGAGTATCCCCAGGCCTCGGTCAATGTCTGGCGCGCCAACTCGCAGCGGTTGATCTCACTGGACCGTCGCTATGACCTGATCCACATCGATGGCGCGCATAATCACGACGAAGCGCTGCGCGATATGGAATTGTGTGCCCCGTTCGCTGATTATCTCTTGGTCGATGATACGGCATCGATCACCACCGTGCGCACGGCCCTGGACGAGTTCCAGGAACTGCACGGCTTTCCGGCGTGGCGCTACGAAACTTGGCACGGCATGGTGCTGATCGATACCAGGGCGGCCGAGGGGAAGTTCGCCGCGCGCTATTGCCCAGAGATATTCAACCAGTCGTCCTTAGAGGACGCGAAGTCGATCATCCTGCAGGACGCGCCCAACCTTGGCCTCGTCAGCGACCACCGCTGGGTCAAAGAGACCGAGTGGCTGATGAAAACGATGATCTTCCCGACCGGAACGATCATTGACATCGGCTGTGGCATCGGCCGCTTGTCCAAGCCGCTGTTGCTGCGTCATCGGGTGATCGGGATCGATGGCTCAGAGCAGATGCGGGCCGGGGCCGAGGAATATGTCGGCGACCCGGAGCGGTTTACGGTGATATCTCCGGAGATCTTCCAGAAGAAGGTGTTCCACCGCGATCTGGTAGCCCAGGGCGCCATCGCCATCTGGGTGTTGCAGCACATGATGCCGGACGACCTACGGGCATTGATCCAGGCGGTGTGGGAGGCGCTAGAACCAGGCGCTCCGTTCTACACGATGGAAAGCAACTATCGCTGCGTGCCGGTGTTATTTGGTCGTAGGTTTGGTTGGCTCGACGACCACTTTAGCGTGCCGGAGTTTCTGGAGAAGAACGGCTTTCTGCTGCAACAGGAAGAGGAAATGCCTGTCGAGATTTTCCCGGCTGGGCTGGCCACGCTGCGGCGGTGGATAAGGCGGAGATAGTCCGTCCCTCCCGCTGGGAGGTATCACATGAAACCAGATCGAATGGCGGCGTATGAAGCGCCGAGAGCTGCTGAGCCAGTTCGCAAGACACAAGACGTCGTGCTGCGCTACGCAGGACGTGGCGAGCACGTTACCGTGCAGATACCAACTGGAATTAATACCGATCTGATTAGCTATCAGGGGCGCACGTTCATTCGCCGCACCGGATATTTCTCCGAAGCATCGGTCTGGCCAATTCTCGCAGAACTAGATGGGTGATAGATGCCAAAGCCTTGGTGTGGCGTATTCCGCTCTGGGAGTATTGGAGACAGTTTAATTGCGTCATCGCCCGTCGCGTTGCTGTCGCAGAAATATAACGTCGAGCTGATCGTTGATCATCCCTACGGCAGCATCTGGACGCATAATCCGCACGTCACCAAGCTGACGGAACTGCCGAAGGGTCATGTCCCGCCCGATCCCGAGTGGCAGAAGTGGATGGCGCGCCGGGCCAACGAATACGCTGCGTTCTATAATCTATCGCACTCATGCGAAGCGCTGGTGGCGCTGTCGCCGAACATGTCGTGGTTCTACTGGCCCGCCTCGATGCGGCGCAGGATTTGCGACCATAACTACCTCGAAGTCGCCCACGATGTCTGCGAAGTGCCGCACGATTTCACCATCGGCCCTCGCTTCTATCCGAGCGACGAAGAAGTCGCTGACGCCAAACGGGTGAAAGCTACCGTCGGCGAACGGGTCATTGGCGTGGTGCTGTCTGGCTCGCGGCAGGACAAGGTCTGGCCGTGGATGCCGAACATGATCGCCAAGGTTCTGCGCGAATATAAGGTTCCCATCGTTCTGTTCGGCGGCCCTGGCAAAGATGTGGAAATCGCTGACCGCATCAAAGATCAGGTCGAGCTGCAGAACAACACCGACGAGGGCCTGCACTGCTGCATCAGCAAGGACACAAGGGAGGTCACCGTCGAGTGGTCGATGCGGCGCAATCTCGCGCAGATCGCCCAATGCGACCTGATTATCTCACCTGACACTGGCCTCGCCTGGAGCGTGGCGATGCTGGACATGCCGAAGATTATGCTGCTGTCCCACGCGTCTCCTACCAACATCACTAAGCACTGGAAGAACACCATCACGCTGCACGCCGACCAGGGCCGAGTGCCGTGCTGGCCGTGCCACCAGTTGCACTCCGAGCCGGAGACCTGCGTCAAGGCAGAGAAGGCTGACGCCGCTGCCTGCATCACCGACATCCACGACACCGTCGTGCTCGATCACATCAGGCGCTGGATGGACCACAAGCCGCCCGTGGAAGTGCCGTGGGTCGGGCATAACGTGCTGAACGATGCGCCACTGAAGGAAGGCTATGTCGGCCTCAGGCGTGTGGACGCGGCGGACTGATCTCCAGCCGCTTTCTCTCCCCCGAGCGGGGAAACCGAACAATCCAGGTTTTTGTGAGCGGGAGAATGGTTCTCCCGCGTTAGCGCGTGGGAGAACTTACGATGACGGGCATTAGCACGGGTGCCAGCGTGGCGCTCTTGGACTGGCATCTGGGTGGTAAAGCAGCGACTACTATGGCGACACGAGCGGTCGGACTATCGCTTGGCACGCCGTCGAGCATTTCTGCCAGCGAGATGGCGACTGGTGAAGGCGTGACCCGCCAGCTTGTAACCTACCTCAGCGCAGTCGCTGCAGGACAATCAGCGGCAAACTCCGGCGCATTTACCTTCGGTCCGTTCTCCAGCGCCCGCACCGTCGCTGGGTTGCAAGTCTGGGACCACGGCACAACCGGAAATGGCACCATGTGGTGGTATGGGACACTTGCGACTGCAAGAACCCTCGGCGTGGGGGACTCTCTTGTGTTTAATGCCGGAAGTCTAGTCCATACACTGACCTAAGTCCAGAAAATAAATCTACATGTCCCAGTCCTTCGACGCGTCGGTGATCGCCGATACGGTCGAAGAAATACGCGCGCCCTATCCGCATGCCGCGGATCTGATCGAGCGGCTGTGGGCTGAATTGCAGCAATGGACCACCGGCGATCGTATGGCGCCGGTGCCGATGACGGAGTCGGATCGCAGCGGTCCGTTCCTCGGCAAGCCAGAGGTCGATGTTGAGTTCTTCGATACTCGCGGCGATGTCTGCGGCTCGACGACCGTTGGCCTGGAAATGCGCATTAACGATCGTGGCATTTTAATCATCTCGGAGACGCGCTGCGGGTTTACCGCGCCGCATCTGTTATCCGTGGCGGGCTATCGCGTGTGGTTCGGCTCTAACTTTGTCGAGGCGAACATCGAGCCTGTAAGGCTCTTGGCGGGCGACACATACTTGCTGTCGCTTAACCTGCCGATCCGGATTGGTCGGGACATTGGTCACAATCCCGGCGATGACGAAGGGCCGCCGCGGCCGATGCCGCCTGATCCACGGAAGTCCAAGCTGAAGGCGAACTGATGTCGGGCAGCAAGACGATCACCAACATCGCGCTGTCTAACCTACAGCTGCCGCAGAGCGCGCCGCCTGGAACATTGGTCGGTCAGATCACTGTATCTACCAGTGATGGCACGCCGTTCTCTGGGACGGTTACGTTGGGCGGGCCATACGCCGGATCGTTCACGGTGACCGCCACGCGCGATCCCTATACGATCAGTTCTATATCTTTGAGCAATCAGTCTTTGGCCGCCAATCCGCCGGTCGGCTCGCTGATCGGCACAATATCCGTCGTCTTATCGGACCAGACCGCGTTCGGTGGCGGGCTCGCGGTCAACGATAGTCGGTTTTCGATTTCTGGTTCCAATCTGTTCGTCGCCGCAACCCTAACCAACGGCACGACGTATCCTATAACCATCACTGCCACTGACCTTGCCAGCCAGAATCAGGTGTTGTCGGTGCCGTTTCAGATAACGGTTCAGGCTACGGCGGCGGTGCCAGGTCCGCTGACCAGCATTTCCTCGCCGGTGCAGACCAGCACCACGATCGACGTCTTGTGGGCGCCGCCGACGACCGGTGGCGCGTTGGACAATGGCCTGCACCAAATCCAATATAAGACCAACGCCGCCACAACGTATCAGAATGCCCAAGCGGTCACTTACTGCACATCGGGGCATGGTTCAGTGGCGGATGCGACCGGCGTTACCTGGACGCTGAATGCGCAAAACCATCCGGTGGGCAACGGGACCTTCGTCGATACGGCATCGACGGTGCAGAACATTATTCGCAGCGGGGGCCTGATATGGACCTTGAACATGTCCAATGTCTGGTTTCGTTCGCCGGGCGGCATTCCGGTAAGCTGGACGCAAGATAATACTGGAACGCCATACAGGCAGACGATCGCCGGACTGGTCGCTGCGACGACCTACAATATACGCGGCTTTGCCACCAATAGTGCCGGAACCGGAACTACCAGTGCTGCGGTAAACGTTGCGACGCAGGCCTCCGCACCATTGCCTGGAATTCCAACTAACTTTCGGCAAATTAGCGTCGCGTCAAATTCAGCAATTGTTGGCTGGGACCCGCCGACCGCTGGTGGGGTGCTCGATAGAGGCAGATATCAGCTGCAATATACCACGTCCGCAACCTTCACTGACAATGGGCCGACGACGCCTTATTGCACGCCCAGCACGGGTAGCGTGGTTGACACATTCAACAATACCTGGGCGATAGTCTCGGTAAGCCCGGGCGGTGGTGGCGAGACAGACGCGGTGGTGGTGAACGGCGTTTTCGCAAATGGGTGGAATGCGACAACCGTCATAATGGTCAATGGCGTTGTCTGGCACGTTAACGTCGGCGGCGAGTGGTATAGCTACGCGCCGAGTGGGGCTCTAGGAGCCAATGGTGGCAGCGTCGCTTGGGGCGGGCCTACATCTACTCCGCTTGCTTCGGTCAATATCCCCAATCTGACCACCAACACGACATACTCGACGCGCGTATATGCAACCAACAGCGCGGGGTCTGGGGCGCCGACGTCCGCAATATCAATCAGACCAGTTGCGACGCAATCCGGCGGTGTTCCGGCGCAAGCGCAAGCGGTTGGCTACAACCTTCGCACACACGGGCCAAATGTGACCCGCGGTGTGAACTGGATCGTCACGGCAGAGACAGCAAGGCAAAATGCGGACGGATCGATATTCCTGTCAGAAGATCAATACCACTACAACGAATGCATCTCGACCTCAGGCGGCCCAGGCGGGAATATGCCGGGCATCGCCTTCGGGGGAGGTGGATATTTTGAAGTCCAAATGTCGATCGCAGGAAATATTCTAGGCGGCAACAACCCAGGCGGATGGCCGGCATGGTGGTGTAACAATGCCGAAGGACTTTACAACGATGTGCCAAATAACTTGCCGGACCAACAGGGTATTGAGTGGGATGCGGCAGAGTTCCTAGCGCCAAATGGCACAGACTACAACGCTGGTTGGATTTTGTGGAACGGGTCAGGAGGCTTGTATAACAATACGGACAACGGGGAGCCGAATGGGGTAAGTCCACCCGGAGCCAACTACACGCAGAGAAACACGTTCGGCTGGCTGTGGGTGCCGGCGACAGGCTCAAGCCGGGGGTCACTGAAGAGCTACTTCAATAATACGCAGGTCGGCAGGACTTACACCTGGAGCCTGTATAACGGCTCAAACTGGGAAGGTTCCAAGAGCAATGCCCTGGCAGTTATGGACAGGTGCCATTTCCGCTTGTTGCTAGGTAGCAATCCACAGAACCCAATGACTGTCTACTCATGCACGGTCTGGCAGGCGAGCGATAGCGGCAACATTCGCCGCATCCCGATGCCAGCATAGATATGAGCTTTACCTATCGTCTGTTTACCGCACAACCGCTGCTGCCAGGCAGCTATGGCCTTAATATCACCGCTACCTCGAACAATGCCTATGGCGCGTTGCAGCGCTCCTTCGTCATTACCGAGCCAGGTGCACCCGCTGACACCAGCGATACGCTGCGCTCGCTGACAGAACTGCTGACGGTGATTTGGGCGGATGGTCAGGGATTAAATCAGCTTAACGCCAAGGACTGCCGAGAAACCGTCATATCGTTGGCGCTGCAAACCGCTGACTTCTCGCGTCTGCCGCGCTCCACCAGCGGATTGCCCGCTGGCCGGGTGTGGGTGGATAGCGCCGGTGTGGTTAAGGTGAACATCTGATGGCCACAAACCGCACGGTTGATGAACTGCTGGCGATGTTCCGCGAGGGGCTGCCACCGAAGGCCATTACGCCGGTCTACTTCCAGGACATGATCCAGTCACTGCATCCCACAACAGGATTATTCACCGGCCTGCCAGCAACGCCCGCTAATGTGCAGCCAGGCTTCCTATGGCTGAACGACGATGTGCTGCAGATGTCGCTGGGTGGCGGACCGGGAACGCGGCTAGGCAATTATCGTGGCGCTGGCAACGCGGCACTCGCTATCGCAACCCCACGCCAACGCATGCTCGCTAGAACGCAATACGCCGGCCGCGGCACGTTCGGCGCCAATGCGACGGTGTTCACCCCGAACCCGCCGAACCAGGGGACGAGCTTTTCAGATAACTTCAACTCGCATGACGCCAATAAGTGGAATTATGATAGCTTCGACGAAGGTGGCGACGCATTCTGGTCGGATGATCCCGGACTCACACCGCAGATCTTCACTTTCACCGGTGGCCGACTAAACCTAAACATGCTCAACATTGCCTCTGGTGGTAAGTCACTCACCAGTGGGATGACAGATACATTCAATGCGCCAAATAACTTTTCGCAATACCAAGGCTACGTGGAAATAGCCGTAGCCGTCGACCGCTATCCAGGACTGTTCTTTGAGATTGCTTGGATAACACCGCCTCCATTCGCCTGGTCCGCCATTTGTCCTGTGCGTATCTGGACCGACGCTGGGAACGTGCAGCTGGTTCAGCAGTTCGCCTATGACGCGCCAATAGACGCCAGTTACGACAGTAATGGGGGATGGGATGCCAGCGTGCAGCATGCCTACGGGATAGAATGGACGCCATCGGCGGTTCGTCTTTATAGAGACCGGCAACAGGTTGGCAGCTTTGGCAACCCGGGTGGCCCATACTCCGATGGGGTAGCGCGCTACTTGAAGATGTATTGCCAGACCAACTTTGGTCCCAGCACCACGACGGTCAACCCGGCGGGTCTGCCGAAGGGCGCGCACATCGACTCGATCAACATGTGGACGTCGCGGCCGTTCTAAATGGTAGAAACTGTCCGCACTGTCGATGAGCTAATCAACAGCCTGTTCGCTAGTGGACAGCTGCCGCATTCGATCAACGAGCAGGATGTGCGCGACGCGGTGGTGTCGATTTCGTTGGAGACGACCGACCTATCCTCGCTGCCGCGCTCACCTGCTGGCCTACCGGTCGGACGGTTGTGGATCGACCAGAACCTGGCGATCCGTGTCGTCACGGTATTCCAGCCCGCTAACATCGTTGGCAATATCGCCATGCGCGGGGCGGGACGCTTGGTCGCTGAGGCGCATTTGCCGGGGGCGCAACTGGTTGGAGCGGTCGCTACCTTCGATGGCGCGGGTGGCGGGTCTTTCACTGGGACGTTTAGGCAAGGCAACTCTGGCGTCGCGTCCCCGGCTGGTAGTGGTTTGGTGGTGCCCACGCCGGTGCGGCGGCTCGTCGGCTCGCAGGAAATGGATGGATCAGGAGTTCTGGTTCCCACCGCGAAGCAGCGAATGCGGGCAACGCGCACGATAGGTGGCGTCGGCAGCCTCACGGCCAACGCACAACGCGCCGGCAGTATGGTATGGGCGGCGGGGCCGAACATCGTCCGCGAGAATGGCAACCTAACGGTCAGGGACAACCACGACGATACTGACACGACGCCGGTATCTGCCACCGGTAATTCGTTCAAGACGACCGGCAAGTGGTATGTCGAACTGTATTTCGGGTTCCGCCAAGGCGATACACGCTACGGAATCGCCAATCCGTCCTACAACGCCGATGACTTTGTCGGGGTCGATCAGAACAGCTTCGGCATCTACGACCTCTTCGACGGCACCGGCACCGATATGTATGACAGCGCCGAGGAGGCCATCTACGGCTCTGGCGGTATGGCGCCTCCGCAAGAGGATAGCATCGTCTCGGTGGCGATAGACTGTGACCATTGGAAATTCTGGGCCAGACTCAATGGTGGCGGCTGGTGCCCATTCGGATTTGGCACACAGAACCCAGCGACCAATCAGGGTGGCGCCGACATTCCAGCTGGGTTGCGGGTCGGTGGCGTCAGCATCGCGATTTCGCTGAGTTGGGGACAGGCTGACACAGTCGACATGAAGCCAACCGTAGCGACGTGGAGTTACACGCCGCCGTCCGGTTTCGTGGCTATGTAGGAGCGACACAATGGCACGACAGATCATTATTCTCGATCAGCCGGGCCTGCCAAGTGATCTGCGGTATAACGTGGCGTTCTGGCTGGCGGTGCCCGCCGCCCGCCAATCGTTCTATGCCAATGCAACCGCCAGATCGCGCGTAGTGGGCGCAACTGCGCCGGAACTAACGGCGCTGCAGAACGGTTCTGTCGTCGAGCATGTCGAGGAAGTCAACTATCCACTTGGCACACTGATCGCCACCATAGCTGCTGACCTCGTGGCGCGGTTTAACGCTGCACAGAGCGCGCTAACCGCGATGAACCCATTCAACCGCTATGGCACGTTCTACGACGGAACATCCTGGACGCAGATAACGGTGGCATGACATGGCGGTTCAAAACATCCAGTATGGCACCAGCACCGCAATCACCTGCACGCTAGCCAGTCTTGCATCATCGTCGACCGCCGGGCGTAGCTGTGTAGCGGTGGATAACGGCTCCAATGAATTTGATGATGCGCTGCTGACCATTGCGGTAAAGACCAGCGCCAGCGCGCTCGCCAACGACAAGGCCTGTTACATCTACATCTACGGCTCGGAAGACGGCACGGTCTACGGCGCGTCATCGGCCGAAGCGGTCAGCACCGACGTTGCCGTCACCCTCGGCGTGCCATCGAACATGCGCGGCCCCTTCGTGCTGTCTTGCCCAGCGGTTTCCGTGACCTATCGCGCTGTCATTCCGATCGCCTCGTTCTTTGGCGGTGTGCTCCCCCGCAAATGGGGCTTCGTATTGCAGAACTATACTGGGCAGAACCTAGATGCCAGCGAAGGCAGCCATCAGAAGACGTATACTGGCGTTACCTATACGGTTGTCTAGACTTGTTCGGCATCCGCGCCACAAAGCTCTCGGTTGTAGCGGACGGCGGAGCTATTGGCATAAACTGGGCTGACAGCCTGACCGCTGGGTTGCTGCACTGGTTTCCGCTGAATGAAAACGTTGGCACCAAAGTCATCGATGTTTGCGGCCGATGCAAAACGGCGGCGACCTGGACCGGAGCGATCGTCCGCACTGGGTCTAAGTTTGGTCGCGCACTGGAGTTCCCGAACAGCGCGACGAACATCGATACCGGGTATAGTGTCAAGCTGCCGACCAATGCGCTGACGGTATCATGCTGGGTGCGGCCCTCGTTCGCACCAGCGCACTGGGCGTTCGCCGTGAGCGCAGTGAATGGTGGGTCGGTCAACGATCAATTCGACATTTCTCACTCCGACAATGTTACCGGTGGATTTAAGTTCGGAATCAGCAATTCGAGCGGCACTGGCTTTCTGTCGCCCGACGCAGCAGCCGTGGTCGAAAACACCTGGAACCATATCGTTGGCGTGTTCGACGGCGCGACGGTAGGGATTTATGTCAACAGCGTCTCGGGCGGCAGCAATGCAGCCGTCACCACGATAAACAACACCAATCCGGTCACGCTGCAATTCGGCGATAATCACCTGGCCAATGCTTACTATGCTGGCGGGCTTACGCAGGTTGGCATCTGGAACCGTGCGTTAAAGCCAGAAGAAATCCGGCGGCTCTATATCGAGCCGCTGGCGCCTCTATATCTGCCAGGCCGCCCACTGTTCGTGCCAACCATTGGTGTGACGTGGACCGGGGTAGCCACCGAAGCGGGTGTTGGCAGCATCGCAGGAACAGCAGTGGAGCGGATGATAGGCTCGACGCTGCGTTGGTGAAGGCGATGAGATGATGGTAGCCAGCGCATGAGCTCCCTCATCATCACGACGTCTGGCTCAAACCAGACTTGGGCAATCCCGTCCAACATGGTCGCGGGGGACCTCGTAAGGGTCGAGGCTTGGGGCGCCGGATCGGGTGGCTCTGGCGGCAGCACCTCCTTTCGTTCAGGCGGCGCTGGTGGCGCTTATGCGCTACTGACCTATACGATACTGGCTGCCGATATTACGGCGACCACGATCGCCTTTTTCCTCAATACAGGCAGCGCGGGGACAGCTGCGGCCAACTCTTCGGTTGGTCCTGATACCTGGTTCAAATCAAACACGACCCTGCTTGCGAAGGGTGGCGGTGCGACGTCAGGCACCACGGGCGGCACCGGCGGGGCTGCTGCATCCTGCATCCCAACGACTGGCGCGTTCAATGGCGGCAACGGCGCGACGCGCGTCCAGGGCGGGGGTGGTGGCGGCTCGGCTGGTAAGGACGGCGCCGGCACCAGCGCGACGACCGGCACGGGCGGCACCGGCGATAACGGCAGTGGCGGTGCGGCTAACACGTCGAATGCAGAGGGTGGCGGCGGCTCCACTGCGGGTAACCCAGCTGGAACCTCAGGCGCACCAGGCGGCGGCGGCGGCGCAAATACGTCGACCGGCTCGGGTGCTACGGGAGGCCGCGGCCAACTTAGAGTCCAGCCGCTTCTCGTCGCCACGCGCGAACTGGGTGGGGCCGGGTCGCTTACGGCTAACGCTATCACGATCAGCGCCGCCTCGGCTGAGATCGATGGCGCTGGCGGCTTGGCTGCGCTGCCGCGGCCTGCCGCTTGGTCCTTCGCGGGCGTCGGCGGACTCACTGCTAATGCGACAGTCGTCGCTAGCCCCATACAGGGGAATGCGACGCTTGCGGGCGTTGGCGCCCTTTTGGCTGACGGCACGCACACGCCTTCTGGTGCTGCGACGCTTCCCGGCGCCGGAAGCCTAACCGCGGCAGGCGTTGATCTCCATATTGCCACCGCCACACTTCCTGGCATTGGCGCGCTGGCGGGCGACGGCACACACACACCGACCGGAGCAGCAACGCTCTCTGGTATCGGCGCCGTCATTACCGCCGAAGTTCAGCGAGAGATCGCCAGCGCGACACTCGGTGGCTTAGGCAGCCTCACCGCGGACGGCACGCACACACCGTCGGGTGCTGCGACTTTCGCTGGCGCTGGCTCGCTCACTGCCAACGCGATCCAATACCAAGCGGCCAGCGATACACTGCCCGGCGTCGGTGCGCTCACTGCCACACCTATCCAATACGAGCTGGCCTCCGCGACGCTGCCCGGAATCGGGTCGGTCGTAGGTAACGCCAGCCATACGCCAGGGGCCACCGCGCAGATCGACGGCGTGGGTTCGCTCACCGCGGCGGAAGTGCAGCGGGAGATCGCAACCGCAACTTTGGGAGGCGCAGGAAGCCTCTCGGCTGACGGCCTACATACGCCGTCGGCGTCGGCAATGTTCCCTGGCCTCGGCAGCCTAACCGCCGCAACGATCGAATATCAGGCCGCCTCGGCCACCTTTGGTGGAACCGGCGCAGTCACTACCGACGCCACGCATACACCGTCAGGTGCAGCAATCCTCGCGGGTAGCGGGAACCTAACAGCCAACTCAACCCAGGTCGAACTGGCGGCCGCGACGCTGGCAGGCGTCGGCCAGCTGTCTTCCCAGGAAGTCGCTAGACTGCTCGATACCGCGACACTCGCGGGCGTTGGTGCGCTGACCGCAGGCGGGCTGCATTCTCCCAGCGGTCAAGCCACCGTAAACGGCGACGGCAGCCTCAGCGCCGCAGCGGCGCAGATATGGCAGGCCAACGCGGCACTTCCTGGCGTCGGCGGCATGAGCGCCGATGCAACGGTCGCAGGCAAGCAGTTCGGTGGCGCGACCTTCGCAGGTAGTGGCACGCTTACCGCCAGCCCAGTCCAGATTGAACTTGCCACCGCAACGCTCCCTGGCAGCGGCACCATCATTGCCACTGAAGTTCAGCGGGAGCTCGCCTCGGGCACATTGCCGGGCGTCGGCACCATTATCGCAACGCCGACCCAAGTGGATCTCGCCAGTGCACTGCTCGATGGCACAGGCTCGCTCACCGCAAACGCATCACACACACCAGAGGCCACCGCGCAGATCGACGGCGTGGGAGCGCTGACGGCCAGCACCACCCAGGTCGGTCTTGCCAGAGCAACCCTGCCGGGTGATGGCGCTCTGGTAGCGAACGCCACGCATACACCGTCGGCCAGCGCCACACTTGTTGGCATCGGCAGCCTCACGGCGGAGGCCGCGACCGCTGGAGTGCAGAGCGGGGCCGCGACGTTCGGCGGAGCCGGTTCGCTCAGCGCGACGGCGGTCTTGCTGGTAGCAGGAAGCGCTGCGCTCGCAGGTGTCGGCCAGCCAAGTTCAGCCGAAGTCGGCCAGCTGGTTACCTCTGCCACGCAGTCTGGCGACGGCAGTCTGACAACCACCGTCATCGCTCGCCTTATCGCTTCCACCGCGCTTACCGCGGTTGGGACCCTGTTCGCTGACGGCACCCAGGCGGGCGTGCAGAACGGCGCTGCCACATTCACTGGCATCGGCTCGCTCACCATCGCCGATCCGATCCAGCGCCAAGCGGGGAATGTCAGCTTCCCAGCTGATGGCACACTGACAGCGACCGAACGGGCGCGCCTCCTCGCGGCCGCGACCGTTTCCGCCGCAGGCACTGTCGCGGCCGAAGGTTTACGGATCACCTACGGTGCCGGGAGCCTCGACGGCGTCGGCAGCCTTACCGCAATTCCGGTGGGAGCTAGCTCAAGCTCGGCGACCATAGTCGGCGCTGGCTCACTTACCGCGTCCAGTCTCAATATTATTGCCGCCAGCAGTGCGACGGTTGCGGGCGTCGGCACCGTCATCGGCAACGGCATTCCCTGCCAGTTCGGCGATGGGACGACAGCGGGCGTTGGCTCGATTACTGCCACCGGCACGCTCGCCGCCGCTGTTTCCGCCACGTTCGGCGGCGCAGGGTCGCTGACCGCGAATACCGCCCTCCGCCGCGCAGCCTCTGCAGAGATCGACGGCACGGGCGTCGTCAGCGCTACACCGATACAGCGCATGAGTGGTTCTGGCACGCTCAGCGCCGATGCCACGGTGATTCCCGCGTCGGTGCAGAACTGGTCTGTCACCGCCGATATCCACGGTGACGGCACCGCATCGGCGACGACGAACTTCCTGCCGTCATCGACCCGCACCGACTTCTTGGGTGGCGCGGTTCTGTTTGCCAGCCCACACGTCATTCCTCCAGCCCTGGTTGGACCGTCGCTAGGGGGCGCTCAGGCCCGCGGTCCTGGCGGCACAGCACTCGCAACGCCGCGTCGCTATAGCGGATTGGCCGTCGGCGTAACGTAAGGGAAGAACTGGCCACCCAGCACGGCAGCGCATTGTTATTGCCGAATTGATTGAGAGCAGAGAACCGATGTCCTTACCGATCTCCGGTGGCCAAGTCGCTAGCGAATATCAAACGCTTTGGAATGCCATCAAAAGGGTGCAAGCCGACAGTCTTAATTTACAATCTAGCACAGCGGGCGGCGCCGCTTGCTCTCTTAGGGTATTCCTCACATTGGCGCAGGACACGTTAATGCTGAGGCAGATCTATGATCAATATACCGCTGATCAGACAACAGCCACCAGCATTGTCGCCTATTCGCAGCAGCAGGCTCCCGGAGTAATATTTAGTGCCGCTGACTTCACCAACATGAGGACAGCTGCAGGCAATATTCTAACGGCCATTGCCGCTCAATACCCACACGACGGCAATGGTAAACTTTTGGATCGATCTTGGTCAGACACTCTCGGCGAAGTGTGGGCCACGGCGACGGCCGCACAGGCTCCTAGCATCATGTCCGCAGTAAGTGCCTTTCTAGCGACATTAAGCTGACCCTTTGGAAAGGGTAAATAGTGCCCCTTCCAGTCAGCACCGCGACGGGTTCCGGCTCCACTTCAGTCACGGTAAATCAACCGGTTGGCGGGTGGACCACGGGCAACGTCCTAATCGCGATAGTAACAGTTTACCATACCGCCTCTGCGACCATCACCCCACCGGGGGGCTGGACTACAATCCAGACCGGAGGGGCTTCGAATCCCTTTTTTGTGAACGGCGGTGCCTACTCAATAATATTAAGTTCAGTTCCTTCAAACTACAGTTTCAGCTTTTCTGGCGGCACTTACTCGTCTGTTGTCATAGCAGAATATGCAAGCACTGTCGGGGTTGATGTATCTGCTGTAAATAACTCCGGTTCCTCCGGCCAATCCGGGACGGCAACCTGGTCGGCTATAACGACTAGCGCCAACAGTGAAGATGTAATTCTCGGGCTTACTTCTACTATCTCTAATGCGAGCTCTTGGCCGGCGGGGTTTACAGAGGAGGTTGCCGCATCGGGTGCCGGCGGCGGCATATCAGCAATCGCTGACATGGTGAAAGCAACGGCAGGGTCCACGGGATCGCTAAACGCTAACCTTGGAACCGCCAGTAACTGGGTAACTTTCACAATAGCATTGACGCCGGCTGGTGGTGGTGGGCCGAGCACGCAAACCGGCACGGCAACAGTAGCCGGGACAGGATCTGTGGTCGCGACAGCGATCATGTGGGAGTTAGGCATCGCCACCGAGCTTGGCGTTGGCCAGCTCACGGTCAGCGCCAAACAAGTTTTGCTCGCCAGTGCAGCACTGCCGGGCGTTGGCACAACTGTGGCAAGCCCAGTTGCCAAACTGCTTGCCACCGCGACATTCGCTGGTTCTGGCGGGCTAACGGCGACGCCAGTCCAAGTAGAACTCGCCACTGCGACGTTCCCCGGCCTGGGTTCATTGACGTCAGCGCCAGCCGTCTGCGCCACAGCTCAGCTTAATGGTGCGGGTGGGCTGACAGGATCGGCCGTCCAGCGGCAGATCGCCACTGCGACGCTTCCCGGAGCCGGGTCGGTAACGGCGTCCCCCATTCAGCGGCAGCTTGCCACTACGACGCTTGCTGGTGCAGGCGCCGTAACTGCCGATAGCCAGCACATGCCATCCGGTGCCGCGACCCTCGCGGGTGGCGGCAACTTCGGTGCCACTGCCACGCAGGTCGAGCTCGGCGCCGCGACGCTGCCGGGTGTTGGTGCAGTGATATCTGCCGGGACGCATACCCCGACGGCGACCGTCTCTTTGGCTGGTGACGGCACGTTGGCCGTCACGCCTATCCAGCGGGATCTAGGCGCCGCGACCGTGGCTGGCACCGGAAATCTGTCAGCCGCGGGCACGCATACACCGACTGCTTCGGCCACGCTCGCTGGCAGCGGTATGCTTCAAGCTGAGTCAGCGACCGCGGGTGTCGCCAGCGGGTCGGCAATCATTCGTGGTGCAGGAACGCTCGCCGCCATTCCCGTTCAGGTCGATGCGGCTGCGGCAGCACTGGACGGCACGGGTAGCACTAACAACGCGTCAGTGACGCGGGACGTCGCGGCCGCAGCGATTGATGGTGGTGGAACGCTTAGCGCTGGCGGCGAGCACACTCCGCAGGCGACAGCTGCCTTCGACGGCAGCGGCGCCATCACTGCAGCGGCCACTCACACGCCATCCGCCACGATCTTGTTTGCTGGTGTCGGCAGCTTCGCTGCTGATTCAGCTTCGGGTGCCCCGGCAGGTTTAGGGACGCTGGCGGGACTTGGCACGTTATCGGCCGATCAGCTCAATACGATCGACGCCGCGACTGCCATACTTGCTGGTAGCGGCGCGGTCGTCGGCACAGGCATCCCAGCACAATTCGCTGACGGCACAGAGGCGGGGACTGGCGCGGTCATAGCGAGCGCCATGCTAATCGCGGCTGGAGCCGCAACAGTCACCGCCAATAGCTCGTTGACTGCGAACAACGTCGTCCGTCAGGCAGCCTCCGTCGAGCTAGACGGTGCTGGCGAAGCAACCGGCATTCCAGTCCAACGCATGGCCGGGGCTGGAACGCTCTCCGCCAACGCAATGGTTATACCCGCACCTGTGCAAAACTGGTCCACCGCCGCCGACCTGTCTGGTGAGAGCGAGGCCGTCGGCATTGGCTCTTGGCATCCGTCCGCGACGCGGACCACGTTCGATGGCGGTGGCACGCTGCTTTGCAATCCGCACATCATTCCGCCCAGCCTACCTTGGGCTAGGGCTGGTCGTGGTGGTGCCTTAGCACGGACAGGAGGTGACGTGGCCTCGCCAACCAATCGCAGGTATTCAGGGCAGGCGGGGGAGAGAGAATTGGCATGACGTATAGCCAGAGCCTGGAGATCACCGAGGTCGCGGATACGCAAGACCTCACCGTTCTGGCCACCGCCAAGGACGAACTAGGCATCTCACAAGCTGACACCTCGCAGGATGCGCAACTCGCGCGGTGGATCCACGAAGCATCCTCGCTGATCAATTCGCAGGTCAACCGCGTGCTCGGTCGCGAAAAGGTCCGCGAGACGTTTGAGTGCGGTTACTGCGGTCATATCGGTCCATTGCCGCTGTCGCGCTATCCGGTCGCCATCATCGATAGCATTTCAAGTCCAACCCAATCGCTCTCAACCACCGACTATCGGTTGGATGCGAACAAGGGTCTGCTGTATCGCAACTTCGGTCGCTGGGTCGGCGAGATCGTCGTTAATTATCAGGCGGGCTATCAGCTGCTTGGGGAGCTGCCCTACGACTTGGAACGTGCGTGTCTGCAGCTGATGCGTTATCGGAAAACGTCGGCGCTGCGCGATCCGTCAATCCGCAGCGAAGAAGTGCCCGGTGTCTACAACGTGTCGTATTGGGTGGGCATCGTGCCCGGATCTGATGCGGCGATGCCTGCCGATGTGACCAGTATGTTAGCGCCGTATCGCGATCTTCCCATCTAAAGGAAATCGTCATGTCCGATATCCTGCGCGCATCAGAGGAGCGTCGACGTCGCGCGCTCATCGACAGCGCGATATCGGTCTCTCATTCCAAAGCGGAACTGGTCGGCCATCTCGAGCGTGAGGACGAAGTCGCCGACGTTGCCCAAAGCCTCGAGGGCAAGGCGCTGCTTGCATCACGCAGTCCGTGGATCACCGTGCTGGCGGGCACGGTCGGCTTCCTCATCGCACATCATACCTTGCATTTTGGCTACTGGGGCACCGGCCTGGTGACTATAGTCAGTGCGCTGTTTGGCGGATACATCGTTCGCGTAAGCACTCGCGCTCCCATCACCGGCATCATCCGGCCGGGTTCGGTGTGACATGGATGCCAGCGGCTTCGTCCGTATCATCGCTGGCGCGAACGGCCCGGTGCAGGCCATCACGCTGCGGCGCGTTGGATCGGCCGACGTGCCCTGCCCCGCCGCTGTCATCATCGGTGGCGCGTCCGAAATCGTTGGCGACGTGCAGCAGACCGGCGACAAGATCATGTTGTCCGATCGTCAACTGAACGCGGCCGGATGGATCGAGGAGCCGCATCATGGGGATCAGGTCATCTATCAAGACGGCCGCGTGACAGTGGTTCAAGGTAGGGCCCAGGTCTTCATGCTCGAGTCGGATCGGGTGTTTATACTAAGGTGCATTGGCGGTTGAGCAGCTGGTTTTCCACCATCGCGCGGTGGACAGCAGATCAGTGCGGCTCGTCATACGCATTCATCATTGCCGTGGCAATAGTGTTGGTCTGGGCAATTACCGGTCCAATATTCGCCTACTCCGACACCTGGCAGCTCATCATAAATACCGGCACGACCGTCGTCACGTTCTGGTTGGTATTCATCATCCAGCACACGCAGAACCGTGACACGCTAGCCATACAGATCAAGCTCGATGAACTGCTGCGAGCGACCAAGGATGCATCGGACCGAATGATCCAAGTCGAGGACTTGACCGACGAACAACTGAAGATCATCCGCGCTGCGGAGCATCCCAAGCGATGAGTCCAGAAGTTTATCAGGACGCCAAGGCTATCATCACCGCGGAAGCTGCCGCGCTTGGCCTACCCGTGCAATGGCCGAACATAGACTTCCGAACACCGCCACCGCCGTCGCTATGGCTGACGATCGACCTAGCAGCAGAGGCATCCGAGACCATAGAGCTTGGCAATAAGCAATGGGAAGAGCAGGGCGCGATCTGGCTACATGTGATGATCGGGTTGAACAGCGGCATCGAACTGGCGCTGTCCTATCGTAAGGCGCTCGCCAATGCCTTTCGCTCCGCAATACCGACCACCATCGGTCTCTACTACGGCTCGCATGCCTACGACCCGCTAAGTCCTGACGATGGCGTATGGCGGCGGCTAAGCGTGGCGATTTCGTATCGCTACTACGACATCAATACGGCCGACGTTCATGGCGACGCAGCATTCCCGGGCGCCGCCGATATGGATGCCACCGCGGCGTAACGCGTTTCCCACGCACTAATCCCATTTTTGATTGGAGTCACCCACATGAGCGGTAGCACCACCGTGCCGACGATGGACGCATTCAATGCGGTCGTATCCAAGGTGGATGCGCTGAATACCCGTGTCACTGCGCTCGAGCATGGCACCCCACCGGTCCCGCCGAACCCCGTGAAGCCACCATCCGCCGATGGCACCACGGTGACCAACACGACCGGGGAAATTGTCGACGGTAAGCACCGGACGTTCAAGCTCACCGGCCCGGCAAGCAACTACCAAATCAGCACCGACGGCAAGGTCTCCGGTGGGATGGTTGCGCGGCTCTATGCCAAGGGCCAGCTCTGCTATCAGGAGAACGTCAACCACGACTGGTGGGTAATGCCGCTTGCGGCGACCACCCACGGCGACGACGACTGGGTGGGATGTCCTAATCCGACCGGTGTCGCTCCGCCACCGCCCCCACCGCCGCCTCCTGGCCCCATCGCTGGTGTTCCCAAACCCGCCGCTGATGTCGGCTTCACCATGCGCACGCACGGCCCGGCCATACAACCTGGCGTCAACTGGACTGTTACGCAGTCAACGGCGAAGCAAAACTCGGACGGCTCCGTGACGCTGACTGAGGACGCATATCATTACAATGAGAACCTATGTTCGGCGGGCGCGGCGGGGGGCAATCTTCACGGCGTAGCCTTTGGCGGCGGCGGCTACTTTGAAGTTGACATGAAAATTGCCAACCCAATTCTTGGCTCCGGTGGAGATCCCACAGGCTGGCCTGCTTGGTGGGCCAACGGCGCCGAAGGGACCTACAGCGACGTGCCAAATCCGCTGCCAGATCAGCAGGGCATCGAATATGATGCTGTCGAATTGTTGGGGCCTGGCGTTGTAGATTACAACGCGGGGATCATCCTGTGGGATGGTAACGGCCACAGTTGGAATAACACACAGGCAGGCCAGCATAACGGCGTCGTCTTACCGTCGGGTTTCGATTGGAATGTTCGGCGTAAGTATGCGTGGCTGTGGGTGCCGGCAACCTCGACAACTAAGGGATACATAAAGAACTATCGTGACGGCGCTCAGGTTGGCAGGACCTATACGTGGGATTTATATAACGGAAGCGGATGGCAGCAGTCGGCTAACAATAATCCATGGGCCGTTCTGGACAAATTGCACATGCGTTTGCTGATCGGTAGCAATGCACGCAACCCCATGACCGTCTATTCCATCACGGTGTGGCAGAAGGACGATAGTAAGAACCTCCGCCGTGGCGTGCCGCTACCCAGCTAAACGCCCCCGCTTATAGCCGCGTCGCCGACGGCTTTCCTATCGGCAACATCTGAGAAATCGACGGTCTGTCTGACCAAGCGGCGCCCCCCGCGCTTGGCCGATACGCCGCTGTAGCGCCCGCCGGCTGCGTCAAGTTCCGGCATTTCTTCCACCAAATCGGAGGGCAATGCCGTGACAGCCACGACTGGCTATAAAGCTGCTTTAGAGACTAATGGCACGCAAATCTCTTACGGCATTGAAGCCGCATGGGGAACGGCGGCTGGGCAATTCCAAGCGATCCGCTCGGTATCGAGCACCCTCGCAGGTGCTCGCACCACGCAGCGCCCATCGGAAATCACCAGCACGCGCGAGGCGGCACAAGAGGTCACCACGCAGATCACTGCGGGCGGCACGATAAACTACGCGTTCAGCTCCACAACGTTCGACGATATCGTGTTTGCCAACGTGCTGCAGAATGAGTGGGGTTCAACGCTATCCATCAATGGCTCGAGCGGTGACATCACGCTTACCGTATCGTCCGGCATGGTGACGCTGTCGTCGACAACTCCCGGTAAGTTTGTCGGGCTGATCAATAAGCAGTGGATCCGTCTGCTCGGTTTCTCGCTCGGGGCGACGCTGTCCGATGGAACCGTCGCCAACAACGGCTGGTGGTTCATCGACAACCGTGGATCGAGCCCGGACAATATCCTTAGTCTGATAGGGCCTAATCTGGCCTCTGCGGTGACCGAGACGCCTACTGGATCGGCAGCGAAAGTGCGTGGTTGCACGATCAAGAACGCATCGGTATGCCGGACGTTCTTCGTTGAGCAGAAGTTGGACAGCGCCCTCTTCCTCCAATACCCGGGATCGTATGCGGCGCGAGCGACACTGACCGGTGGGCTCGGCGCCTTTACCACCGGCACCGTCGACCTGGTCGCCAAGACCGAACAGAAGGCCACAGCGACATCATCGACCGGCGCTGTGCTCGCAGCACCAACCGGAAGGGTGATTGATCCGGTCGGCGGATTCATTGGCGCATTCTGGAACGGCGCCGTCTTAGGCACCTGCGTTGAGAACTTCGCCATCACCATGGAGAACACCGGGGCGGCGTCGGAATTCTGCATGGGTGACACCGCAGCGCACGGCATCCTAACAGGAACTTTTACCGCTAGCGGAACGATGAGATGTTACTTCAACGATTTCACTTTGTTCGATAATGTTCTTACAGAAACTACTGGTGAGCTGTCCTTTTTACTTAAGGATTCCACTGGTTATTCGTATGCATTCACTTTTTTAGACGCCCGACTGAACGGCCGAATTGTAATTGGCGGACCCGGGCAACCGGTCTCGGCCGAATACACCATCTCGGGCGGACCGACGTCTGCGGGCACGTTCGTCATCGATCGGATGGCCGCTTCGTAATCGAATGGTTGCCCTCGGCTGGGGGCGATCAAGGGCGGCGAAGGTTTCCTCCCCAACGGAAGACGGACCCGCCTGGGCGCGGTGGTAAGCCGGGGGGCCTCGCCACCGCGCCTTTCTTATGTTCACAGGAGAATATGCTTGGCAAAATTGTCAGACTTCGTAACCGATCCGCGCGCCATGCTTGATGGCATGTGGGTCAGGGTCGACCCGGCGAAATACGGCGAATTGGAAATCCTCTCGTGCGGCTTTACCGACGAGATGCTGGACGCGCGCGCCGAACTGGAATGGGCGGCAGCCGACCGGCTCGGTGTAGACCGTAATCGCCTGCCGAATGCTGAACAGCGTCAGGTCAACGCCATTTTGCTGGAGCGCTACCTGATCAAGGACATTCGCGGCCTGGAGGACGATGACGGCAAGCCGATCACCGTCGAGCAGTTCCATCGCTTCATGCATCAGCCGGGCTACGAGAACCTGTCGAACGCTGCATGGCAAGCGGCGCGGCGCATTTCGACCACCACCGCCAAGCAGATGGAACACGCCCTGGGAAACTCGCTGAAGCCCTCAATCAAGAACTCGAATGGGGCCCCTTTAGGCGCAAATACCAAGGCATAATTCCTGAGGTCGACCTTCCGGCGAAGCCGGACGTGCATCCGCGTTGGATGTGGATATGGCGGGTGTGGCATCGGCTGTCACCTGACCGGCCATATATCGGCGGCGGCATGGGACCTCCGGTTCCTGGCAATATTCCGTGGCGCGATCTGCGACTGTGGGCTGATACGCACGACCTGACGCGGGGGCAGTTCATGATGTTGGATGTCTGCGTCCGCAAAATGGATGAAGCATACCGGGACTGGGCGCGCATGCGTCAGGAGCGGGAGCAGGAGATTACCAAAGCACAGCAGCGCAAGGCGAGCTAAGTGGCGCAGTTGGGTGACGCGCTCCGCAAGCAGATCGTCAGGGTCAAGCTCGATGGCGCGCTTTCGCCAAAACAGCTCGGCCTCTTGGCGGGAACCATCGCGAAGACGCGGCATGCAACGCTGGTCGCGGACGGTAAGCTTCCTGAGGCGAACATTCGCTTTGTCGACGGGGCGCAGGGCGCGCCGGAAACCACCGTCAAGATCGCCGCAGGAAAGCCGGGGATAATCCTATACAAGGGATCGTCGCTGGCTCAAGCGGCGGCCTATGCTCTAGAGGCGGCGCGGCAGGCATCGCAGCGCATCAGCAAGTCGGGAACCTACGCCGCGTCGTGGCGCATCTTCGTCAACGGCCAGGAAGCTGACGAGGCACACGTTCCACCCAATGCGCAGGAAGCGATCGTGGTGAACATCACGCCGTATGCCCGACGCCTTGAACAGGGCACGGGACGCGGCGTCGGGCGCGCTCCTTACCTGATTACCGAGATTGTGGCGCGGGCCACCAAGTCGCGCTTCTCCGGGCTCGTTGTGCTCCGTAAGTTCGTATCGTTGTCCGGCGCGTCCAGCAACCGGTTCCCCGTCCCGTATCATCTGAAACGACCACCAGGAGGCGAGATGCTGTATCCTAGCGTCGTAATCTCGCTTCGGGCGAGCTGAGATGTCGGGCACGTTTTCGTCGGGCACGTATTCCGAGACGTATCAATTCGTTGGAGAATTTGTCGACAGGGTAACCGCGCCCGCCGATCAGGCCAGCGTCGCGCTGGATCATCTGGGTGACACCGCCACGGATATGTCGGCGCAGCTCAAAGCCGCAACTGACTCGGTCTCCGCCGGCCTTGGGAAGTTAGAAGCATCCGCCAACAACGCGTCGTCGCGTGGATTTAACACGCTGCAACGCTCGATTGATCCGCTCGGAGCAAGCCTACGGCGGGCTGAAGCCGATCTTACTAAATTAAATGCGCGCATTGCTGCCGGTGGCAGCGAGGTGGACAAATACAATGCGCTATTGCCGCTCGCCACAGCCAAGGTGGATAGCCTGCGAAAGGCGCACGAGCAGTATAACACCACAGCCGGGGAAGCGACGACGCAGAACAAAGCGCTCGGCTTTGCAATGCGGGATCTTGGCACGCAGTCAATCGACGTGTTCCAGGCTCTGGCGACCGGCCAGCCGGTCTTCCGCACCCTGATCCAACAGGGCTCGCAGGTGGCGCAGGTCAATAAGCAGATGGGCGTGAGCTTCGGCGAGATGGCTGGGGCTATCGCCTCAAAGCTGTTGTCCCCACTCGGGCTGGCTATCACCGCCTTCACCGCTGCGGGCGCTGCTGTCGTCGCCTTTGGCGTGCAAACCGAAAGCGCTGAGCGTCAGCTCAACACCATCGGCAACTCCTTGCGCGGCTCGCGGGCCGATTTTCAAGGACTGTCGGAGGACGTTGTTGCAGCCGGCCGTTCGGTCTCTCGCGCAATGGATACAGCGCGTGCTGACTCCACTGCCGCCGTGGAGCAGATTGCCAAGTCGCCGGGCTGGGGTGGGACCCGCGATCAATTAGAACATCTTGGTGTGGTTGCGACGCAGATGTCGCTGGTGCTTGGCGGCACCGCGGTGGACAACGCCAAGCTCCTCGCCAAGGCGCTTCTCGAACCCGGCGACGTTGCCAAGGATCTGGCCGATAAGCATCTGCCAGGACTGACCGCGAGCCTAGAAAACCAAATCCAGCAGATGCAGAAGTCCGGCCACTCGGCCGAGGGCTACGCCGCCCTGCTCAAGACGGTCGAAGATGCGGTCAGGGGCAGTGAGCTGGCCACCACCGACATCCAAAAGGCTATGAAAGGCCTCGATCAGGCATTCGACGATCTCACTGGTTCCAGCAGCACCTTCGGCGAAGCCATCGGCCACGCGTTCCAGACCGCTGCGGCGACCGCGATCCAGATGGTCGCCGAGATGATCAAGGCGATTGGCGATCTTGGCGCCGCTGCCAAGAAGTATATCCCGTCCAATCTCGGCGGCGGCGGACTGCCGATGGTCGACGAATACGGCCGGGTGATCTCGGGTGGGACACTGCCCGGCGCGAGCGGGGCGTCTGCGGCTGCTCTCGGCGGCGAGAACTACCGGGCAGGCAGCGATCTGTTCGGTCCACCCGAGATCTTTGGCCCCAGCCAGCCATCGGCGTCATCCATCGCTTCCGGTGCGCGATATCAGAGCACCCTGCGGCAGGCCTACAACACTGCGGGTCCTAAGAAAGACATCGAGGATATCACCGCTGCGCTCAGCAACATGCGGGCGCAGAAGAAACTCGCCACCGATCCGACAGAGGTCAAGGCGTTCGACAACGCCATCTTCGATCTGAATAAGAAGCTCGAAGCCGCAATCAAGGCGACGCAGGGCCATAAGGACGCCTCAGAGGATCTGGCCGCCGCGCTCGACCGCGCCGCCCAAAAGACCAACCTGCAAGCCGATCAACTCATCGCTGTAGCCAAAGCTGCCGACCAGGGTGGAGCCGCCGTCAATCAGCTTAATGCTGCCTATAAAGCGCAAGAGGATATCCTCAGCAAAGACACCCGGAAACTATCGGCTGACCAAATAGCCGAAGCCATTGATAAACAGACGCAAGCCAACCTGCGCCTGGTTGACGCGCAAAACCAAACTGCCGTGCAGAGAGAAGCTAAGAGTAACGAAAACCAAGTCAAGGTAATTGAGGCAGAGACCGCGGCCATCGGCAAAAATGCCGTTGAACGCACGACCATCATCGAGCAACTAAAGATTGAGCAGGATCTAAAACAAAAAGGCATCAGCACCGAAAGCGAATATGGCCAGCGCCTGTTACAATCTGCCGCAGATTTGGCGCGGGTGCGCGAGGAGAACCGGCTGGCGCAGGCGTCGTTCGACGAACTGGGTAATTTCGTCGATACCGCGATGAACCAGATCAGCCAGGCTATCAGTAACGCGTTCTTGTCGGGCCAGGGCGCGGCTGTCAGCTTCCGCAACGTCGTCAAGTCTATAATTGCGGAAATTGTGCAAGAGCTGATCAAGCTGGCAATTCTGAACCCTCTGAGAAACTTCCTCGGTCTCGGACAGGCGCAGCCGGACCTATTCTCTGTGCTTGGTGCGATCGGCGCAGGTGGCGGTGGTGGTGGTGGTGGTGGCGGTGCTGGCAGCCTGCTACAGGTCGGTGGCGCCGCATATCAGGGCTACAACCTGTTCAACGGCAATGGCATATTCGGGGGCCTGGGGCGGCTGTGGAACGGCATTTCGCCGAACTTCGGCAACGCGGGCATCTTTTCGCCTGGTGGCATCGGCGGCAACTTGGGTCCCGTTACCTCGTTCTTTCAGGGCGGTCTGTTCGGCACGTCGGCAATAGAGGCGCAATCTCTCGGCACCAACCTGGCACTATCCAATCTGGCGGGCGAGGGGGTCGGGTTTGGGCCAGCGACCTTGAGTGACGTTGCGGCGACAGGCATATCCCCATCGGGAACCGGGATACTCGGCGGCGCTTCCATCGGCGGTCTGGCGACCGGCGTGCTCGGCGGCTTTGGCGCGGGCTCGCTAGCGGGCGGATTAATTCAAGGCGCGCTCGGGAAAACCGGTCCAGGGCCAATGATCGGCGCGGGCGCAGGAGCTGCAGCCGGCGCAGCGATCGGCAGCGCATTCTTCGGCATTGGCGCGATCCCAGGCGCCATCATTGGCGGCCTGATCGGTGGCGGCGGTGGTGGCTTGATCGGACCTAAGCCGGCGTCTCCCTATCAGGCGACGTTCGTCGGAATCGGCGCGAACGGCCAACTGTCGGTTGATCCGCGCTTGTCTGCAAGCCAGCTAAGCCCATCGAATCTCCAGGCCATCCAGAACGAAGTCGGGGCATTCAACCAGAACCTCAACACCCTAGGCGTCCAGGTTCTCGGCGTGCGAAATCCGCCCCCGGCTGGATACGCAGGAGGCCTCGGCTTCTTCGGTCAGGCAAAGAACCCGGCTGGTCTTGCCGGGCAATCGGTCACCGACGTGTTCTCCAATCTCAAGTTCGGCGCTCAGGCGGGAGTATTCGGCGCAGACGAAACCGATGTGCTCAATCGTTATATCAACAACAAAACGTTCCAGACGTTCACTGACCTGGGCCAGGCAGTGGATAAGGTGCGCACGTTCATGGAACGGACGCTTCCGGCGATGCGCAAATACGGGGAGAACGTCGGCTCGCTGCAACAGGCGATCGATCAGATCGCAGCGGCGTTCGATCCGGCTATCGCCACTGCCCATGATCTTGGATATGCTGAAGAAGAACTAACCACAAAGCGCGAGCAACAGATTGCCAAAGCGCAGCAGCAGGCCGAACAGCAGTTTAGGGATATCGATGCCGGTCTTAACGCGCGCTATATAAGCGCTACCGCGTCCTCCCCCTTTGACCAATTAAACGCTAATGTGACGAACTTCGACATACAGGCGCAGCAACAGCGCACGCAATTGTCGGATCAGCTTAAGGCGGTGTATGGCGACGCGGTTACCGAGACCGAGGGTTTCGGTCTGCATATGGCGTCGCTGGAGCGCACGCTCGGAGCCGAGCGGCTGGCTATCCTGAAACAGTTTGATGAGGCGTATGTCGCGACACTGCGGCAGGCGGCAGATACCGTTAATGCCTTGGTGGTAAGGCAGATCCAGGCTGGTGCGGCGCTTTCTGACAATCGACTGGGTTCCTTGGTAGCATCGCTGGCTGCATTTGATCTAGCAGCCGATCAGCAGCGCAGGCAGCTCGAGGCGACGTTCACGGGTATGTTTGGCGCACTGGGCCTGCAAACGAAGGAATTCGCCGAATCGTCGGTGCGACTGGACGTCTCCCTAGCGCAGGAGCGACTGGCCATTCAGAGACAGTTTAGCGCCAAGTATGAAGCGGCGGTGCAGCAAACGAGGGATATCGAAATCGGGCTTGCTATACGACAGCAGCAGGCCAGCGCGACACTCTCTGGCGATCCCGCGCAGATACTAAACGCCAATCTGGCGGCCTTTGACGCGCAAGCACAGCAACAGCGCGCCCAGCTCCGGGACCAATTCCAGGCAATGTATGGCGATGTCTACACCCAACTGATTGACTTCTCCATCTCGTCCGCGGCCTTGGAAAAAACTCTGGGCCTCGAACGGCTGGCCGTCCAGAAACAGGCAAACGATGCGATCGTAGCAGATCAGAAGGCGGCGATGGATCGCGCACGGCAGAGTGCGACCGGGCTGGTGACACAGCTCACGGATTACTCGCGAAATCTCCAATACGGCGGCCAATCGCCACTGTCACCGCTGCAACAGCTCGACGCCGCCCAGAAGGAGTTCAACGCCGTCTCTGGTGCGGCGCGGGCCGGCAACGCGGAAAGCTACGCAAAGCTCTCGTCCTATTCTGACACTCTGCTGAACGCCGGTCGTGCGGTCTACGGGTCAGGCGAAGGCTACGCAAACCTGTTCCGCCTCGTCACCGATACGCTGGGACAGGTGGCAGCAGTGCCAGAAGATACCTTAACGGCTTCGGTCTATGCGCTAGAGACCCGCACCCAGACGCAGACCCTGGTGGACGCGATTGCCGCCCTGAAAAGTGAGGTGGCGGGCCTGCGCGCTCAGGTCGCCGCAGGTTCGGCAATGCCTGATCGGCTTGCCGCCTAGTATCCCATTCGTGCCGCCTGCATCTGCATGCATTGGGCATACAACTGGTTCGCCTGGAACCCCTGGTTTATGACGCCGTAGAACAGCGAGCCGTCATTGGCCAGATTAACGGTCGCCGCATTCGCCTGGTATTGGCATTCCAACGCCGCCGCCCGCATGATCCGTTCCCGTTCGTGCGCACCCTGCATCTCAGCCGGGCTTAGCGGCTGCGTGGCCTGATCGTAGCCGGGATTGTTTTGCCTCCACCCAGCCTCCAACGCCGCCTGTCGGGCGTAATCCGCTTGGATGTCAGCTTGCGACGCTACAGGCGTTGTTGTCGGCGTGCATGCCGCAAGCAGTGCAGCCGCCGCCAGAATTCCGAACCGATGCATTGTTCCCTCCATTGGATGGTTTTTAACAAATAGTTATACGAAACACAACAATTCATTCCTTACCCGCCAATCCACTGATATCAATAATGAAAGGGCACACCATTGGAATATGGTTGGGCCGGCAGCGGCAGCTATTTAACCGCGCCCGTCACCGCTCTATCGACCGAATTGACCGGCCTCGCATCGTCCTCAAGCGATGTGCTGGCGGTCTCGGCGCCGTTCGCCAATTCGCAAGGTGCGGTATGGGCAGACATTGAATTTATCGCCGGGGGAGCATGCTCTCCCGGCCTTGATGCGTTTCTTGAGGTCTGGGTGCTCCGCTCACTCGATGGCGGTCTGACCTTCGAGGATGGTGCCGCAGCGACCGCTCCCGCACGCGGTCCGGATGCGACAATCGAAATCAACACCGGGACGAGCATCACGCCGCACGCCGGTTTTCCAGGGGTTATGCTGCCGCCTGGCACGTTCAAGATCGCGCTGCGCAATCAAATGGGCGTCGCCATCCCATCAGGCTCATCCCTGCGCTTTGCCGTCTACTCGGAGGGCTCCGGAGCAGATAGCGCAGTGCTTTCGGGAGATGCCTCGGGAACCACCGCGCTGCGTATTGCCGATATGATGGAGCGCTTCGGCGTTGTCACGTATTCGCAGTCGGTTGCCGGGACCAATCCGTGGGGCGCGGGGGTGTCGGATTATACCACGGGGTCAGTCATCTCGGCGCTGACGTGGCTGACGGCGAACTCTGGCATGACCTGCAACCTGCGCGAATATCACGTCGCGGGCCGCGATACCGGAGCAGGATCCAACCAACTCTCCTGGTGCCCGACCGTTGCGTCGGCGACGGGCAGTAAATTCTCCGTCTCTTTGCTACGTGGCGCGGTCAGCGCCGATGCGACATCGCTCGCCGCTATGGCGGTATCATCCGCCGACGGCACCGGCTGGATGACATGGGCCGAGGGATTGAACACGCCGAACGATGGCAGCATCTCGGCGGCGAACTGCGTCGCAGTGCAGCAGGCATTGTATAGCGGCGTCTACCCGACCAGCACCAAGAGCCACCCGGTGTCCACCGTTGGCCCGTCGTATACCTACAACACGCTTCCTCCTGAGACATCGACGGCAATCGCCAGCTATCTCACGACGCAGCAGAAGTCCGACCTGCTCGCTTCGTCCTGCCTTGCCTCGGTGCGGTTCTTTCCGACACTCGATCCGGAAGCCGACGACAGCGCAGGCCGCGGCGGCAATGCCGACGATGTCGCACTCGGCCACGGTATCTATTTCGGCAAGCCCATGATTATGGGCGAGTGGCACCCGACATCAGGCAACACCGACAGCCCGAGCCATGCCACCGACGATAGCTTTGGCGCGCTCTATGCCGCGCTCGGCATGCTGAACTTCCACCGGCTAGGATACGAGGCATGGTTTTGGAAGAGCTTATTCGACATCGGCCAATCGGGCGACTCACCGTTCACCCGCGTCGGGCTATTTCCAAATAGCGGCTCCGGCACACCACGACTGCCCGCGCGCACGATACGCGCGATGTATGCATTGACCGGAGATACCGGCGCAAAGAAACGAACCTTCCGCCCGTCAAAGTTGGACTACACTATCACCGGATTGCAGGCGCCTGGGTCCAACGCAACACCGTGGACCGGCGGGCATCATCGCCTGTATCAGAATTCCGGCGGCACGTTCTTTCTTTTCGTATGGAACGAACAACGACCGATCCTTGGCACCGGCGCCACCGTCACGGTCTCCTTCGTCCGCACCCTCGCACAGGTCGTGCACTATGACCTGACCACCGATGCGACGACCGCCGAGACGCCGGTCGCCACCCTCACCAACATCGCCACGCTGTCGTTCTCGCTGACCGCGTCGGTGCATCTGCTGGTGATCTTTCCGCAGGGTTCGACGATCCCGACCGAGAGTGCGCAGGGCTCGACGTTGACCACCGCCTCTGGCTCGCTCCACGACGCGGCAGGGATTGCCTATTCATTGGTCGCTAATCCGCCCAACGGCTTCCAGGTCAATCACGGCGGCGTCACCGACAGCTCGAATGTCGTGCTGTTGTTATATTGGGATCACCAGGTTTGGCAGCAGACATCGACCGGCAGCTGGTTCTTTTGGTCGGGCACAGCGTGGGTGCTGGGCGCAGATCCGCGCATCGTGGCAACCGAGAGTCCCGATGGCATGACGATCAATGGCCCCGGGACCACGATCTTTGCCTCGCAGACGCCGGGCTCACCGGCGGGCGCTACACTTGATCAGTGGACGATCGATTCGTCGGCGCAGATGGTGCAGAACGGCGTCGCTAATGGCAGCACCGCCAACGTCATGCAAGCGTATTACCATTTACATACGCTGTTCATCCAACAGACCGCTGGCAATGCATTCGGCACCCCTGGCTGGTCATCATGGAACGGATCGTCGTTTACCGCGGTAGCAAACCCGTTCGGCACTGTAGAGTCCTCCGAGGGCACGCAAATCTCCAGCATTGGCCCGACAATCAATGCGTCTACAACGCCAGGGGCGGCATCGACCACGGTGCATGTCTGGGCGCTGACCGATCCACTCCCCGGTGAGCCTGCTTTCCGCATGACCATGGACGGCGTGCTGGACTCCGGCAGCTGGGGCGTTGATTTGCTATTCTACCACAATCACTCGCTGTTTCAGCGCACGGTGGGATCCAACTCACTCGGCACCCCTGCTTGGTATGTCTGGGTGGGTCCCGGGAGTGGCGATTGGACTGATACGTCCGATCCGATGCCGTCGCAGCCAACCGAAACTACGAGCGGCACATTCGTCACCACCGTCGGCACGATCATCCTTGCCTCACGGACACCAGGTCAGGCATCGGCACCCGGCGCTCCGCTTGACCAATGGCAGATCAATCCAGATCTCTCGCTGTCAGTCAACGGCTCTTACGACGGCACGTCGGCCAACGTCGCCGCGATGTATTACTCTGGCCACTTCATGTATCATACATCGCCCAACAGCAATCAGCTCGGCGATGTCCCTGGTTGGTGGCGCTGGGATGGCACCGCCTGGATCGATGTGCATGATCCGCGTGGCACGGTGCCAGCCCGCGCCATTACGCTCGCCAATATCCCGCAGGTCATCGAGAGCCAGACCTTTGGCGTGACTGGCACGCTATCGGGTTATACCTCGCCGCCCTCTCTGCAATATCGCGATGGCTCAGGCGGATTCGTGGCGCTGCCGGTCGGGGCAGTCGTTACCGCCACCTCATTCAGCTTTACCCATCCGGCGATGACCATAGGAACGGCGTCATCACCCGCGCCCGCAGCGGCGGTCGGCTTTAATTTGCGCACCGCCGGCCCGGGGCTAACGCTCGGCACGAATTGGTTCTACAGCGTCGACTCGTCACTGGCGACACAGGGTGCCGGCGGGGTGGTCACGGTTAAAGGCGACCCCAATGGCTACCATGCCAACGACCACATCAACATGTTTAATGGTAGCGGCCTGGCGGTCGGCGGTGGTGCGTATATCGAAGTAGATATGCAGCTGACCGGAACGGTGCTTGGTAATTCCGGCACCAACGGCTGGCCGGCGGTTTGGTGCAATGGCATTGAAGGGGTATTCGGCGGATATCCAAATAACAAGCCAGATCAAGTTGGCATCGAGTGGGATGCTTTCGAACAAATGGACGCGACCAATACCGGTCCATGGAACAGCGGAATCATCCTATGGGATGGCTCAGGCCATATGTTCACCAACACCGACGCTGGAGAGCCCAACGGGGTGTTCCCGACTGCCGGATCGAACATCAATCAGCGGCATAAATACAGTTGGCTTTGGGTGGCTGCGACGGCGAGCACGCAAGGCTACATCAAAGGCTACTTCGACGGCGTTCAGGTCGGGCGCACATTTACCTGGACGCCATATCAGAACACGAACTGGGCGAACACCCATAGCAATCCATGGTCAGTCATCGATACCCAGCATAATCGCTGGATGATCGGCTGTGGCACAGATAACACGATGATCATCTACTCGTTTGCCGTTTGGCAGGCGAGTGACAGCGGTAACGTTCGCGTTGGCGTGGCGCTACCCACCCAGTCTGGCGGTGGCAGCGGCAGCACGTCTTCGGTGAGCGTGCGTGATGCTGGCAATACTGCGATCCAGGCAACATCGAACACGTTCACCATCATCCCAGCTGGCGCGCTGACGCTTACCGGCATTACGCTGTCTGGCACCACGGTCGTCGCTGGCTCGGGCGCCGGAACACCGATCGGCAACATCGCCGTGCAAGCGAGCGGCGGCACCTTCTCCGGCACCCTTGCGGTCAATGATACGGCACATTTCCGTATCGTCGGCACGGCGCTGCAGTTGGCGACGACCCTCGCGGTCGGGAACTATCCGATCAATATTACGGCGACGCAGCCTGGCGCTTCGGCATCGCCGATGGTCAGATCGTTTACTATTCAGGCGGCAGCGTCGGGCAACACGTCGGTGAATTTCTCAGCGCCGACCGGCAAGACGCTGAATAAGACGATGTTCGGCTTCAGCACCAGCCTCTATGGCGGTCAGTGGTTCACCAACGCCACATTCCGCAACACTGCAAACACCTTCTTGAAGCCGGCTTGTCTTTGGTTCAACTGCGACTGGACGCTAGACGTCGACTTTGCCAACGGCAACATGACCAACATTAACGCGTTTCTCGGCAACTACCGGTCGTTCTGCCAAACCGGCGTGCGGGTTATCATGGGGCTAGCCACCAGCGACGCGCCAACGGTATCAGCATCTGTCGCAGCATCGCGCGCCGCCAACTTCGCCAGCTACCTGATGAATAACGGCTTCTCCGACATCATGGACTTCAGCGCTGGTAACAACTGGCAAAACCACGGCGTGTCCCAGGCGACGATGATCTCATATTTCAACGCCATTTCTGACGCGCTGCATGGCGTCAACCCAAGCTACCGCGTCTGGGGCCCGCCACAATGGGATCCGACATTCTATGCCAACAGCACGTTCGGCAATTCGCCCAGCATGGCAACGCGGTGCGCCGGCGTCATATGGATGTCCTATCACGGCGGAGGGCCAAACACCGACCTGACGACGCCGCTTGACACGATGTATGGCGGCTTCGGTGTAGCTACGACGGATTCCAGCAGTCAGCGCAGTGCGCTGGCCAATACCCCACTGGCGAACCACCCGCTGGCAGTAATCGAATACAATATGGGAGAGAACGACACACGGTCCGATACGCTGGCGCAAAACGGCCGCTATATGGGGGCGATTTACGCCGCCTGTTATCTATATGGCTTGTTTAAGAATACCACCAGGATGGAGTTCGCCTGCTGGCAGAACATCGTCATGTATGCGGACGAGGGTGTCATCGGCAGTCGACAGCAGGGAGGTAATCTCACCGCCGTCACCGCCGCTGGATATTTCCTCGGCAAGGCCGGGCAGTCGCTATTCGGGCCGGAATACACGGTAACGACCTCGATCGCCAACCTGGCAATCCTCGCTGTCAAACCGAGCTCGACGACGTTCGCCATTATGCTGATCAACTATGATCTGACCAACGCGCGCACTGTAAACCTCTCGGTAAGCGCGGGCGGCGTGCCGACGGGAACGATAACCCGCTGGGAAATCGGCAAGTCATCACCGGGCGCGCCAATCACGCCGACCCCAGTGATCGGCACCCAGGCTAGCCTCGCGACGATCGCGATTGCCTCAGAGACCGTGGTTATCCTGACAGGAACACTGGCATGACGACCGTTCGCTGGGGCGCCTATGAACTGCCGGTCGTGCTGGTCAACGCCAGTGTGTTGGCAGGCTTAGCAAATACCGGGATCAGCGCGCCCGGCGATGACATCATCAATACCGGCGGCTCGCTCTACTGCGATGTGGAATTCGTCGCGGGCGCCGCGTTCTCGCCCACCGCCAATGCGATGCTCGACGTCTGGGTGCTGCGTTCGATCGATGGCGGCGTGTCGTTCGAGGACGGCGCGTCGGGCTTCATTCCGTCGCGCGATCCCGACATCACCATCGCGGTGCGTGGCGGCACCTCGATCATTCCACGGGCCGGCGCATCGCAGCTAGTCCTGCCCCCGGGTCACTTCAAGGCTATGGCGCGCAACCGGCTCGGCGCCTCCATTCCGTCGGGTAGCACGGTGCGCATCGCCTCCTATACCGAGATCGCCTTTTAGCCGTGGCCCGGCCGCCGTTTGAACGCGCCGCTCGCCAGGCGGTCGGCAAGCCACGTGGCGCGATCTCGGTCGATCTCGGCCATCCGCTCGGCAATTTCCTGCGCACCGTTCTGCTGTTCGAGGACAGCCGCCTGACCGACATAGCACTCCCCTCCCGCAGGATCGCCCGCCGCGGCGCCATCGTGTCCTCCCGCGGCCCTAACGGGGCGCAAGTCCGCAGCGCCCTGGGCGGCACCACAGGCCCCACCGCGTCGCCCTGCCTGACCTTGACGCCCAAAGATGCCTTGACCAACGCCCTTACCCTTTCCGCCCTGGTGCGGTTCAACGGCACGGGCCCAGTGGCGGGCAGCTTTAGTTCGATTGGCGCCGGCCTTGCGGGCGACGATACCGGTCACATGCCGCTGTTCGTGCCGGTCGGGGCGGGCACCTTCCGCACGCATGTCCCAGCCGAGAACGCCTTTCTCTCATCAGGCTCCCCCTTGCTGGCTTCGGCATTGACCGGATGGCACCGGGTCACGGTGACAGTATCTGGTTCTGTCGCCACGCTCTACGTCGATGGCGGCACGACGTGGCTCGGCACGGCGACCCAGGCATTCACCAACTTTACGCTGCGCTCGCTGCTCGGCTCAGATGTCACGGTCGGCATCGAATGGCCGTGGCCTGTGGCGGATGTGTTCTATTGGACACGCGCACTCGCCGCCAACGAGGTCGCGGCCCACGACCGACGCCCCTACGCGGTGCTGAAGGATCGGCTGACAGAGCGCTGGCTGACACCGAGTGTTCTCGCAGCTCCCGCCGGTGACGGCGATGCGTGGGATCCGGTCTTCGACGATAGCTTCGGCTCCGGCGTGGCGTTCGGCGTGCTGGCGCAGACCCAAGGCGCGGGCAGACTCACTGCCAACGCGGTCGTCACACATGCCTCCGCGCCGGTCGATGCCAACACCACGCTCGACGGCAGCAGCTTCCTGCATGCCCCACCCTTGGTGCTGCGGCCGACCACTTACACATTTCCTGGCGCCGGTTCGTTCACGGCCAACGGGATCAGCACAGCACCGCATGCTGATTTCACCGGGCGCGGTTCGTTCGCGGCCAACGCCTCACGCACGCTCCGCTCCGCCAGCGCACAGATCGACGGCGCGGGCACGCTCGTAGCGACACCGGGGGTGCGTTTTTCTGTCCGAGCCGCGGTGCGGGGTGTCGGCTCATTAACGGCGGACACAGACGTCTTAGAGCCGTTCAACCGTGGCAGGGCGGCATTCCGCGGCCTCGGTTCGCTAAGAGCGGCGGCGGTGGTGCGTGGCGCCTCGCCGCTCACGGCAAGAATCGCCGGCTCTGGCACGCTCCAGGTTGGAACCCTCACGCTGAAGGGGGCAGCCCGCGCAAAGCTCATCGCCAATGCCACGCTCATCGCCAATCCGCGCGTGCGCAAGAAGCCCAGAGTGCGTCCTGGCATCGCAGCGGGGGTGGAACCAGACCTCGTTGCGCTGGAGCTTGAGACGTTCGTGCCAGGCATCGTGGCGGTCACGGCGACCAATTCGCATGGCACTCGCCCCCACGGCACGCTGTCCCGCCTACCACCGACAAGCCTCGAGATCACCGGCCTTATTCGCGCCTCCGACGTCGGCTATCGCAGTGCACCGACCGATCAGAGCGGCGTGATCCCCTATCCTGCGCTGCTGTCGGACGCCTACCAGATCGATGCGGGATTAACGCTTGAACCAACCCGCACGTCGGCCTCCGCCGCCTGGGGCAATGTGCTGCTCGCCAATCCCGACCAGCGCTTCGATACTCAGGCCGGGTTGCAGAATTCAGACGGACGCTCGCTCCGTCTGCTGACCGGCAGTAAACGCTGGGACGAAGATCGGCAGTATTTCACCGACCCGACCTATGCCTCGCTGACCGTGCTGTTCTCCGCACTCGCCGCGCCCTGGTCGCTCACCGATGACGGTCTGTCCATTCCACTGCGGGACGCAACGTATTTTTTAGAAAAGCCATTGCAGAGCGATTTCTACAACGGTGGCGGAACCTCTGATGGCACGCCCGACCTCGCGGGCAAGCCAAAGCCGATGCTGCGCGGCGGCACAGTCGCATCACCGGTGCAGAACATCACCCCGACATTGGTCGATCCCAATCCAGCGGGGTTCATCTACCAATATTCCGATCAGCCTGGTCAGGTCATCGCGCTCTATGAGGCGGCGGCCACCGGCACGGGGGCAATCACCTTCGCGGGCGACACCACCAACCTCTGGGCCGGGACGACGCCGATCGGGCGGTATCGCACCGACAATTCGCGCGGCATGTTCCAGCTCGGCAGTCTTCCGGTCGGGCAAATCACCGTCGATGCCATCGGTCAGTTCGGGATAGCGGGGCCGATCTCGCATCCGTTCGACATCTGCCGCTATCTGCTCTCCGAGGAAATGGCGCTGCCGAGCTCTATGCTCGATATCGACAGCTTCAACACTCTACGCGCGGCATATCCGAGCTATGTCGCTGGAGTGTATTTCGGTTCCGATGAACCGTGGACCAGCATTCAGGCGATCGACACAATACTCGCATCATTAGGCGCCAATCTCGTGCCAACGCGTGACGGCAGGCTGCGGCTGACGCTGCTGCGCGCACTCTCCGGCAGCGCAGTGCCCGCCGCAACCTATGACCAAACACAGATCATCCATCTGTCGCGACGCAAGCTGCCCGCGACGCTCGATCCGCCGCCATATCGGTTCAAGGTGGGCTACGCCCATAACTATACAACGCTGACCGCGATCAATACCTCGCTCGCCACCGCGGCGCGCCAGCAGTTCGTGCGCTCGCCCGACCGCTTCGCCACGTGGTTCGACCCGACGATCCTCCAGGCTTATCGACGCCCCAACGACTTCCAGCCGATGCCCGGTCCATTGCTGACGCTGGCGAACGCGCAGGATGTCGCCAATGCGCTTGGTGGACTGTGGGGCCAGAAGCGTCGGATCTATGACATCACCCTGCCGCGCCGCGAGTTCGGCCATGAGTTCGGCACGGTGTTGAATGTCAAATATCCGGTCGAGGAATTGACCAACGGCCAGAACACGCAGGTCATCGGCTATTCGCTTCGGGCGACCGATGCGACCGTGACCTATACGATTCTGTCTTGATGAAGGCGGAGCAGGCATGCCAGCAACCACCGGTATAGGCGGCAGCAATACCCTGTTGGCGTGGAACAACTATGTGCTGACCTCGGCGCTGGCAGCCAGCTCACAGACAGCGACATTGTCGGTCAATAACCTGCAAAACGAAATCGGCGCCCCCTCGAGTGCATGGCAGACCGCAGGTGCTACGCAGAATGTCATCGTCACCATCACGCCACAGATCGCCAAATCAGTCTGGCGGGCCTTCGGTCTGTTCCGCACCAATCTTACGCCGTTCGCGACGGTCACCATGACGCTCTACAACAATCCATCGTTGTTCGTGTGGAACGCCTCGGTCGACGGCCCAGAGCCGGGATTTGGCCAATCCGTGCTGATCGCTGCCACCGATATGCAGGCCGATTACTGCACGATCGAGATCGATGACGTGGGAAACCCCGACGGCTTTCTCAATATCCCGCTGATCTACACGGGCCCCGCGTGGCAGCCGCTCACCGGCTTGGGGTATGAGACGACATTTGGCGGTGACGCGGCGCTTGATGAGAACCTATCACGCGGAGGGCAGGAGTATCCCAAGTTTCGCTATGACCGCCGACGCGCCGAGCTGGCCTTCATGGGCATCCGTCAGGGCGAAGTGCTGGGTCAGTTGGCCGAACTGCAACTAACCGCGCGGCGTGGCAACAACATTCTTATGGTGCCGGACGTTTCCTCTGAAACCATAGCACAAGAAGCGATATTTGGTCGGGTATCTGCCACCGCAGATGTCGGCTTTCCTTATCAGTCGGCCGACCGTCGGTCATGGCGGGCGCGGATCACCGAGCGATTGTAATCGGCACACTCGCAGGAGAATTGCCCGTTGATTAAGAACTATGTCCTCCAGCGCTGCAACGCGCCTGGAACCAACAGCAATGTCCTACTCGGTCCAGCGCCACAGGACCGAATGACATGGGCGCAGGCGTATAGTGATGGTTCCCCGGTCTTCTACTTCCTCGACGATGGTCTCAAGGCCGAGTGGGGGGTTGGAACGTTCCGCGCTGGCAACCCAGCAACGGTCAGCCGCGATACGGTGGTCGGCAACACAGCGGGCAACGCGACCATATTAAACTTTACCTCGGCGGTAGATTGCTACAACGAGATTCCTGGAGACCGAATGCCATATATAAATGGCAATGTAATATTGGCGCCCAACGCCCGTTTGGATACCCACGCAGGCGGCGTGCCGATCGGCGCGTCGATGGATTTCTGGGGAACCGCAGCGCCGGCGGGTTGGGTGTTTGCCAACGGCCAGTCACTGTCTCGCACGTCATATGCGCTGCTGTTTGCCGTCCTCGGCACAACATATGGCGCCCCGGACGCCAATACTTTCCGCGTTCCCAACCTCCAGGAGTCGGTCTCCGTAGGCCGCTCGACAATGGGAAGTGCGGCGAGCCCAAACAGAATGCCGTCCATTGCGAATATTAGCGTCCTAGGCGCGGCGATCGGACACCAGGATCTGCCAGCGCACACCCACACATTAAACTGGTCAGACCCCGGCCATGCTCATGCCCTCGCCGACGGTGGACATGCCCATTCCATATCAGACCCTGGCCACTTGCATAGCTATCGTCGCCAGCCCTTCGGGGCGGGCAATACGCTCGCGCTTGGTTCTGGTGTCGCTCTTGGGGAAGAAGGACACTTTACCGACGATGGGGTCAGGGCACCCACCTTTATTACAATTGCCGCCGCACTGAGCGGGACATCGATATTCGCATCGTTCACCGGAATCGTCGCCTCCGTCGCCTCTAGCGGCGCGGGCAATCAGGCGAACATCCCACCCGCTGTGGTATGCAACATAATTTTGTATGCCGGGCCTATACCATAGGACAAAGGCAATATGAGCGAATGGACCGACGCCATTGCGGGGCCCTTGTTGGCTCAGCACCGCTACGGTGATGGGATTGCGTGGGCCTATGTCGCCTCCGGCATCACCGAAGACGGCGGTGGGCCACGGGTGAATACGCAGCAGTTGGTCGATGACGTGTTTGACGCGTTCGGCGCTGATCTACGCACCGCTGCTACCGATGCGGCCGTGCCTATCGAACTGCTGGTGTCCGCCGTCTGTCTGGTCGCAGCAACGCATGGTGCCACTGCTGCCGCCACCCACGTGCAATACATCGACGGCTTCGAGAGCTTCGAGACGACGCCGACGCTTTGCTATGCAGGCTGCACCGGCCTGCGCTGGGATCGCATCACCCAAATCGTCGGCTCAACGACGCTAGAGGCCTATCTTGCCGATCCGCAAACCGCCATCGCCGCCGCCGCCCAACATATGCTTGCCGCGATCCCAGAGACGCGGTTTCAGCCACCGATGATGGCCTCGGCGTATAACGCTGACGGACTGCGCTACGACGGCACAGCGAACTGGCGTATGGCGCAGAATACGCAGATCACCGACTTCGTCGGTTGGTTCAACACCGCGGTGCACGCGCTCCAGCTCGATGCCACACCGGCGGGAGCCGCGCCGAGTTTTATGGCAGAACTGCTAACCATTGGTGCGACGACCCCCTTGCCGCCCGCGACCACCAGCCAGAGCACACAGTATTTTAAGACTGAGTCTCAGGCCGCTATCGATGCGGGTATGATGACGATTTGCGAGAGCAATACCAGCCTCTCAACGATTTGGTCGCTGGATGACGTGACCACCACGCAGATGACCAATCTGGCTCTGGGTGTCGGTGCAGGCCAGGGCCTGCCGCTGGGCGGCTCCACCTTCTCCTATCCCGATCGCAACCGCGTCATGCGGGAGATGACCCCGGGCGAGATCCAGATGCTCTACCGCGCCATGAGGGACTACATCACGAATATCATTCTCTACGACACCGGCCATCTTCCCAACCTGCCGGGTCAACCGGTGCTCATGACGTAAGCCTTGTAGTTGCCATGACCCCGCCGCCCATGCGATAAAATGCTCGACCAACAT